CGAGATACCCCTCCTCGCGCATCCGCCGCTCGACGTTGTCGATGACGTTATCGGGGATGTCGGTCACCTTCACGATGCCCATCTTCGTCCGCTCGGTCGTGGACCACTGATGATCCACGCCCATCATGATGACGATGTCGCCAAGGTGGTCCGCACCGATCCCGGTCTCGTCTTCCTCGAACTGCTGCGTGATCGAGGTCTCGCGAGCGGTCAGCCGGAACGCAAGTGAACGGTCAGCCATCTACGTCTCCTTCCGCATGTCACAAGCCGTACGCATTGCTCACCGCTACGGGGTCGCGTCCGTGACCTTCATGATTCCCTCGGCATCGAACTGAACGGTGAAGTCCGAGCCGTTTGTGTTCGTACACGTAAGGGAGGCGTATCCGAGCATGTACGCCGTCGTGTCGTCCGAGGCCCCCTGCTTGAAGTAGAGGATCCCAGCGACCGTGTCGTTCGTGGTGCCGCCGAGCGAGGACCACGTCAGGTTCGTCGCGTCGATCTCGATCTGGTTGTTCGTGTCGTCGGTCGTGATCGTGATCGACAGATCCTTGCGGCCCGCGCCCGAGTGACCCGTCACGTAGTTCGTCGCCTCGATCTCATCGAGCGTCGTCACCCCGTCGAGCGTCAGGTTCTCGGGGTCGCCGTCGAAGCTCGTGCCGACAAGCGCCGCGGCGATCGTGTCCGTGTCGACGTCGATGTCGCCCGTGAAGATTCGGCGCAGGGTGTCCTGCGCCACGAAACTGGTGTTCGCATCACCCATCGCGTTCGCTCCTATTCGTCCGCATCACGGCGGACAGGTCTTCAGTGTGCTCCCGGCCACAGGCCGAGCAGCGCCAGGTACGTGCGTCCGCACTCCAAAAGGATTGCGTACACAAACAACGTTCAGAAGGGCAGTAGAAGTTCATTTGGTACTCGTCATCCGGCATTGGTCCCCGTGTACCGAAGCGCAGCCCCGGTCACGACCACGCCGCCGACGGAGGCGAGCGACGTGCGGTGGATCTCGGCGACGATGAGGTCGCCCGCCGTTACGGCGTTGTCGCCGTCGTCGTAGTCGAACGTCAGGGCGCAGCGGTACATCGTCCCGGCGGCGGTTGTGCCCGAGACTTCCGTCGCGCTGGTCACGTTCGTCGAGGTCTTTGTCGCGTCCTCGCCGGATGCGATGGCAATGTAGTCCATCTCCCAGTCGATGTCCTCCCCGTCCGCCTCGCCCTGCCCGAGCACACAGTCGAGATCGAGGTAGAGGTCGCTCGCGCCGTCCCAGTTGCCCGGCACGCGCACGGCGAAGGAGTACAGTTCGTTGGTCGCGTCGAAGTTCCAGCCCCGGTTCGTCGGCGTCGTTCCGGCAGTCCCGGCGGTCGGTGGGTTGCTCGCATCGCAGCCCGTGTCCGGCATCGAGAGGTGCTTGACGCAGGTCACGTCCCCAGAATGGAACGTCTGAATCGCGCTCCCGTCGTCGAAGCGCATCTTCTCGTCGGAGGTGTTGAAGAAAAGGCGGCCGATCTTGGACCCGCTTGCGGCCGGGTCTGCGGCGAGGTTCTCGACCCGAGCGTTCTCGAGCTCAAAGTCGTTCATATCCTTCGCCGCCCGCGCCTTCAGGTTCCCCAGCCCGACCCACGCCCCGTTGTTCCGGAAGTATGGGATCAGGTCGGTCGCGGTGGTGCTGTCGACGTAGAACTGGCCCTCGACGGGAGAACCCGGCGCCGAACTACCGGAGAAGTTCGACCGGAGCGTCGTCAACTTCGCCGCGTCCTGATTGAAACAGGTCGGCACGTCGTCGGTCGAAAGGTCGTTGTCGGTCCAGTCTTGTGCCATATCAAGTCCCCGCTGCGATCCAGTCGATTATGCCGCTAACGTCCTGGTGAGCAATGTTCGCGACTGTGATGTCCGCCCCGGTTGCGGTTAGGTTCGCGATCATCGAGTGATTGTTAGAGTCGTGGACCCGCACGACCAGCGCCGGCACGTCTAAGAACGGCGGATCAAAGGTGACGCTGACGCCTGTTGTGGTCACCGTGATAGGCCCGCCCTCACGCTTCCGGTTCTTCTTGCGCTCGAAGACGCGGAACGAGGTCAGCGTCGGCAGGTCGAACCCCGTGCGGGTCTTGAGCGTGGCCCGGAGCTTGACGTAGCGCGTGTGGTAGGAGCCCGGCACGAACGGCCGCGGGTCCGTCCAATCGCTGTCGTTCGTGCTCGTGCTGATGTCGATGTCCACGGCGAGTGGCCGGTCGTCCCCATTGACCGGGTAGCCCTGCGCCGGGTGCGGGTTCGCCTCGTCGTCGTCGCCGCCGTCCGGGCCGATAACCGGGACGCCGGTCCAGATGGTCGCCGCGGTGTTCGAGGTCGTGGCCGCCACCTCGCCGTCGAGTTTGAACTCGATGCGCGTGTCCCGTGTCGAGCCGAGGTCGATGGATTCCGTCTCGTACGTCCCGGACGGATAGCACGGGAAGAACGGATAGACCCCGGTGTAGTCCGTCGCCGCAGAGGTCCAGTCAGTGGCGAAGGTGGGAAGCATCGCGAGGGCGATCCCGGACCCGCTCGCCTCCACGTTCGTATGCGTCCCCGACCACCCGATGTCGACCGCGTCATTGTCCTGCCCGGTCTCGTAGTTCTCGAGGGGGGCGATGGTCTGGTCGGCCGTCTTCTCGCCGGAGTAGTTCCCGCTCGCGTCCTTCGCCTTGATCCGGAAGTGGAGCGTCGTCCCGCTGAACTCCCACGGCCAGCGGTACGTGTCGCCCGCGATCTTGTCGCCGATGAGGTTGCTCGCGGACCACGCGATGCCCTGGCGTAGCTCGTACGTGACGCCGTCGAGCGCGTTCGGGGTCGTCGGCGAGGTCCACTTGAAGTCGATGTATGCGCCGTTCTGGGCGCATCCGAAGTGCGTCGGGCCAGACGGCAGCGTGGCTTTCCCGGTGAGCGAGATCGTCGCGGTTGCGGCCTTGGTGATCGGCTGAATCGCCCCGGACGCGCTCACCGTCGAGACGGCGACCTCGTAGTTCCCCTTGAGGAGATCCTTGATCTCGGCCTGATTGCCGGCGAACTGCCCAACCGTGCGGAAGGTGCCGGCCTTGACGTCGCGCACCTGCACAAGCGCCTTCTTCGCTGTGCTCGGCAGGCTCCAGTTGACCTTGATCCGCGGCATCAGTCGTCGAGCTCCGAGAGGTTCAGGGCCGTCACGGACTCGGCCGGATACGTCGCCGGGGGAGGTGTCGGCGTCAGCGTGGCGGCGACCGAGGGCCGCTTGAGCGTCGTCCGGACCGCGTCGAGCGTGCCGGCGTAGATGGACTCGTCGTATTCCCGCGCCACGTAGCGCACCGTGAGCCGCTCCGTCCACTCGACCGCCATGATCCGAAACAGCTTCTCGTCCCACCCGGACGGGTCGTGCGTCACCGGCACCACGTCCCCGGGTGTGTAGAGCATGCCGATCGCTCGGGCCTCCCACTGCGCTGTAACGCGAGACCGTTGCGCCGACCGCAGGTAGTAGACCAGCGAACGCGCGACCTGCTCCGGGCGCGTGGTGCCGTACAAGGACACGGTCTGCTCCACGACCGGGTCGCCGTCGTCGAGCGAGGGACGGTCCTCGACGGTCAGGGTGTCCATCTCCCAGTCGTTCTCGCGGTTCTGGAACTCCCCCACGAGCACGTTCGGCGGGTCGTCCGTCGGCTCGGTCCACTTCATCGAGTCCGCGACGATGTTCGCGTCCTCGCCATCAGAACCGTCCGTGAAGCCCGTTTCCTGCGCCGTGGTGGTGTGGTCCACGACGATCGACCATTGACCCTCAGACCACACGAGGAGGCCCTGGGCCTGAGCGCAGATGCGCCTGAGCGCGTCGATGGCGACCTCGCCCGAGTCCACGCTCCCGTCGTAGCGATACCGGGCACCGGACGGGCGCCCCGGGTTCGGGACGGACGTCTCGCAGAACGACGCCCACTGGTTGAAGGACGTCAGGTCGAGGTCGGAGGATGTGAAGTGCTTGCCGAGTCCGTACCGGCTGTTGGTGAGTAGGTCCGCCACCGCCCACGGGAAACTGTCCGACCACGCGGCGTCCGTCTCTGCGTGCAGATCCTCGATCTTGAGGAACTTCCCGACGATCGTGATTTCCGGGAAGGCGCCGGAAAGCTGGTCGTTCGCGATGCCCTCGAGCCCGAGCAGTGCCGTGTACGGATACGTCACCTTGTCGTACGTGACCTCGGTGACGTGCTCGAGCGCGATCGTATTGATGAGCCGGTTCGCCTGCTCGCCCGTGTAGTCCTCGGCCGTCTTCGTGACCCGCACGTCGACACGGGTCGGGGTCGACCAGCCCGGGAACTTCTCCTTGCGCTCGTTCCAGAGGAAGTCCGTGAGGCGGAACGCCCACCGGATTGGAGAGGTCGTCTCGCCCGACACCCCGAACTCCCCGGTGTAGGAATTCGTCGGGTGCATCATGCCGTAGAAGTCATCAAGCGGGTTGATCGGGTCGTCGCGCTTCTTGTCGCCGAGAATCTGGATCCAGTCGCCGGTCACCCCGGCGTCACTCACGGTCCGGACCTCGATCGCGCACGCGGAGTACATCGTGCTCGTCTTGCCGGCGTCCTTGCCCTTGTGGTGGTGGATGAGGCCGTAGGGCGCGAGGATGTGGACGACGAGATCCTCGACCTTGCGCTTCGTGCGCCAGGTGTATCCGCCGCCCTCGTAGGTGAGGGTCTTGTTCAGCGTGTGCGTCTGCGCGATCTCGTTGAACGCGGGAATCAGGGCCTGACCGCTCGTCCCGGTCCGGAGATTCACGTCGACGCCCATCGGCGAGTACCGGGCGCTGTAAGTGACCTTCGCCCCGTCCGCCGGGACGGCGTCGTGCGTGAACTGGATGCAGGGCTTCGACCGCGTGCCCTCGATCGTGTAGTCCGTCGTCAGCGTCTGCGTGACGCCGGCGACCTTGATGACCACGCTCTCGTCGTCGAGGTGCCCGTACGCGTGCGCGAAGTCGAACTGCGCCCGCTTCCCGTTGCCCTTCTCGCTGAACCGGGTGTCCTCCACCTCGTCCCAGATGCTCGTCCCGTCGAGTCGCACGTCCGAGACGGAATCAATCTCGCCCTCGCCGATTCCGCAGAGGACGCTGATGGACTGCTTGCGCTTGGACTCCTGCGTGATATGCGAGGAGATGATATGCGCCGGCACCATGTGTTCGCCGTAGCGGGCGGCGACCGAGGTGTTCGGGTCGATTGTGTTCCGGACGTTGAACCCGTACGTGGGGGAGGACCGGAAGTCTGGCTTGTTCTGGCGCTGCGTCGGGGCCGTGACCGCGTCGACCACGCCACCGACGGTTCCGCCGATGGCCGCGCCCTTGATTCCGCCCATCACGGCGCCGTAGGGACCGCCCCCCACGTAGCCAACGACCGCGCCGATGACCGCGCCGACCGCCGTGCCGACAATGCCCCAGGTGTTCGACGCCATCAGTGCACCCCCACCACGAGCCGGGAGGGTCGGTTCGGGAATCCGCCGAACCGCTTGTCGGCCGTCGCGCCGAAGTGCTCACGACACCCGTGCTTCCCCTCGAGGAGGAAGGAACACTCCGAGTCCGTGCCCGTATATCCGCACAGGGTGCCCTTGAAGGGCTTCCAGGGGCAGTTGTCGGAGTAGGTGCGGCCCGGGAGCCTCTTGGCGAGCAACCCCACCTGGAGAGACATCGAGAAGGCGACAGACTGGGCATCCACCGCCCACCGCTGAACCCACCAGTAGTCGGAGATGACGTTCGAGGCGGATTCCAGCGTGTCGAGGTCGACCACGCGAACGATCACCTTTGTCCTGCGGTAGTCCGTCGACCCGGAGAGCCGGGCATTCCACGCCTTGTCGACGTTGTCTAGCTTGAGCATGGCCGCCGGGATCTCGGTTGCCGCGACCCGCTGCCCGAACTCGCCCGAGGTGGCGCTCCACGTCGCGCTGTTCCAAGTGACGTCCGCGTCGTGGAGTGCGAACCGATGGAGCGTGGTCCCGCCCTTCTGAATCTCCACGAGGATACAGGCCCGTTCGGCAAGCGAGTCGATCGCGGAGGTCCAGGGAGAGGCGGGATCTCTCATGCCTTATGGCTCCCGGGCTTGTCCTGCCGGAACACCATCGGGGGTGTTTCTAGGATCTGGGTTGCCGTGAGGTCGTTTGTCTTCGGTCGCACGACCAAGTCGTCGGGCATTGTGACCGGGATGTAGAACTCGTAATCCGCGGTGACGGCGCTCGCTGCGCTCGGGGCGACCGTGAACACGATAGCCGGGGCGGTGTCGTTCGCGGAGAGCGACCACCCGGAGCCCTTCGCATCCCCGTCGATAGACACCGTGAGAGTCGTCGAGTCGATGTGCTTGTAGTCCAGCGTGAACGAGGTGGTCGCGGCATCCCCTGTCCCGACCGCCTCGTCATCGATGTGGGAGAACACGTACGTTCGCGCCTTCCAGAGGAAGGAGTCATACGCGCCGCGCCGTGCCGTGTGGAAGGCGTCGAAAGAGGACAGCGAGCAATTGGTCGGACCGAAGCGGAACACGTAGGTCCCAGCGAACGCCTTCTCGCTGAGTTCCGGTCGCCGCGCGTGGAACCCGCGAGTCTGTCCGCTGCGCCGCGTGGCCTCGCTCCACTTCTCCTGCCATCCGTGGTTCGGAGTGGCGCCGAGTGCAGTGTTGCTCATTACGGTGTCCCCGCCCCGGCCGAGACCGTGCCGCCGGCATCCGCGCCGCCCGCGCCACCCTCGCCGCCGAACGCCGCGCCGAACAGCCCGCCGAGGCTCTCCGCGTCGATGCCGGCCGACTGGACCAGGGCAGCCGCAAGGGCGTCCGAGACCGCGCGCATCAGCGCCGAGCTGAACTGCTGAATCACCTGCTCCCCGTTCTGGAACCCGGTGGCGATGGCGTCGGACAGCGAGGACTCGACCGAGGTGCCGAGATCATTCCCGAACGTGGTGGCGATGCCGGAGTAGTCCTTGCCGGTGGCGCCCGGCTTGAAGCCGTCCGGGCCGGTCGACATGCCGGTCACCTGACCGCGGTGCGCCTGGGGCGTGAGCCCCCGGTCTTCCATCCGCTGGAAGTAGCCGGACACGAAGTCGTTTCCGCGCTTCATCTCGGCCGCCTGCCGCTTCGCTGCGGCGTCGTCCAGCGCCCGCGCTTCGGCCATCGCCCGCATCGTCTCGGCCGCGACCGATCGCCCCTTGGCGAGATCACGTAGACGCTCGACTTCGGACTTGAGTAGCTCGA